TCATTGGATCGACGTTAAAATCAACTCCAAGCAACAATGGCTGGATACTTATGTCCCTGGCGTCTGTAGAGATATTCTCATCGCTGAAACTGATCGCAACAAGACCCGTAAGATTCTCAAAACTAGCCTCAAATTCTTGACGGAATGTTCTCGTATCAAGTTGGGCGCGGGCTGCCTCAACCTCATGCTTACTGACATTTCCCCCATCAATTGTTGTATAACTCCATCTCTCCCATAATCCTGTCGCATCCTCTGGCACATAACACCACAAGTCATAAAACCAACTAGCTGTGCCGTCTGGTGTTGAAATAAATAACGCCCACCCCTCCTTATCCGCTAACGCAGGCCGAATTACCTCAAACCATACGTCCGAACTCATAAAAGCAGCCTCGTCTAATACAACACCAGACAGACTGCGACCCCGTAAAGCCATCGCATTCTCTGTTCCCTTCAACTCGATCGTTGATCCATTGATTAATTCAATCCGTAAATCAGTCTCGTTCTTACTCCTGATCCAGACTTGTGGCACAAGCTTCTTTAATGCTCGCCATGCAATATCTTTTGCCATCCGATAAGTTGGCGCACAATAAAAAAATGTCTCCCCAGGACGATTTATCGCTCCACGCACCAACTCAACACAAGACAAATACGATTTGCCGAAGCGACGACCTGCTACTAAAACTCTGAAGCGTTTTTCGCACGAAAAGACTTGGCCTTGAGCCCATCGAAGCTCTATTGGTGCGGTTTTTTGGCTCATAAATGCCACATTACACAGATTCTTGACCCCTGCCCCCCTAATACAAGGCTAGAAGCCTTTTTACCAGTTAAGATCTTGGAAAAGGTCGTATCAAACATGACTCAAGACGAACGCCGTACTACAAATGCAAAAGAGGACCGGGTGCGGCGTTTATATCGTCGGCAACTAGAGGGTTTGTCTGCGAGGGCACTTGTTTATGAGCATGTTGAGCGGGAACAGGTCAGCATCAATACCGCTTGGCGTGATTGGGCAGAAGTAAAGCTTCTCGTTGATGAAGATTGGAAGGCTGATCGCGAAAATATGTTGGCGCGGCTTCAGCACATGCGTACCAAACTATTTAATCAGGCGATTAAAAAGGGGCAATTGCAGACCGCAAGCCAAGTGCTGGATTCGATTGGGCGTGTGATCGGTGAGTCCACTGAGATCGTTAACATTCAGGCACCTGATTTGACTATTAAAATTCAGGGCAAGGACGACTGATACGACCGCAAAACTTAACCCCCACCCCCGGCCTCCATTAATCATGGGGCCTTTTTTAGCACAATAGAACTGTTGAACGGATATATACTTGGGGTACGGGGGATTCATCTCGGTCGTTAACAAATCGCAACCCTACCCTCTTGCAGTTTGCTAAGGGAGAGGAAACATGGTAGGATACTAATGAAGGGAAAAGCGAAAAACGTTTCGACCTTCGCGAAACCTCGACAACTAAAAAAATCTGGGAGCCGATCGGCACTAACCGCAGGCAGGCTGGGCGTCCCGTCCGTCTCACGCCCTGCGGTCTCACCGGCTCACCCCTTCGCGGGGCTGCTCCCAAGCAATGCGAGGAAACCACCCAATCAACGGATCAACCCATGCGACACATTGTGACTCGTTATGACGGAATTCAAGCAGGCTGGCAGCCGGTAGGCCGTCCCAATGCGAGGGCAGACGCTCAACGTCTGGCAACGTTACGGGCACGAATCAACCCGCATCGGCTTTATCGCATCGCAGCGTTAGCGCCTGAGTTGCCTAGCTTCGTCTGATCATCTGATCAATCGCCCGGCTTCGGCCGGGCTTTTATTCTCTCCGTACCAACACCATGGAAACCAAGACAACAACAAGCCACAGCATCAGCCGTGGTTCGGTTCAAATCTACAGTTCTTCGATCACTGCGGCTTGTCAGACGACCGGCGACAGTGTCGAGCTGAGTTTGCCCTATGGCGTTTTTCAAGATGCCATAAAGGCTTTTTTAACAAACTCGTTAAGCCGTTCATCACAAGAAGAAATTATCAGCCTTTTGACTGAGAGTCTTCGCAAACGTGAGGAACAGGCAAACGCCTAAAGAATCGCCCGACCTCGTGTCGGGCTTTCTTGTTGTCTGCTAGTATTCTAAGGACCAACCAATTAACCACACCATGCAAACATTCAGAATCTTCCGGTCATTCAATCCAAGCCTTAACAAGTCAGACCGCACCATCAAGCGCGGCTTAACACTTGAGGAGGCACAGGAACATTGCAGCCGTCCGGATACCCGCGAAGCGGGCGTATGGTTTGACGGTTACACAGCCGAATAATCGTACCAACAGCACATTGGCTGGCCTAACGGCTGGCCTTTTTTTATCCGTACCAACAACACCAAACAACACCATGCGAAAGATTGAACAGGACATGATCGGAGCAGTTCGCCAGCTGCTAGGCAAGCCGAATCAGTACAGACGCGTCGGCTCTAATACTGAGGTATCAACCAACAACAATGGGGCCGTTTCAATTGACCTACATGGGAACCAGATCGCGTCTGTGATGTGGTCGGCTTCCGGCCAGTGCTTCCTTTTTAGTATCTACTCAAACGGCTACCTGTGGCACAGCCGAACCACCTTCAGCCGGGTCAACGCTTTGGCTTGTCACTTGATCGGTGCCTCGGTTCTGTACTCCAAACGAGGCGAAAAGATGCTGTCTCGGAAACGTACCAACACAACGAAGAGCGACCGGGTATGGGATCGAATCGATCATTACTCATGGGGTATCAACCAATGGCAGGCGATTTGATCCAACAACCAACAGACCCCATCAAAGGGGTCTTTTTTTATGCCTTGTTGTTGACGGCTGGCTGTTATTCGTCCTATATTACGGGAGTGCGAAGCACAATCAACCAATGAACCAACCCAAGCAACAAACACACGTCTTTCATCTCTGCCAGTACACCGAACGACACGGCCACCAAGTTATCTATCAGCTGTCAACGTCCCAACAAGATGCTGACGAATTAGCCGATGATTGGAATCAGCAGCTATCAGAGCGCGGGATCCCTGGTTCCGTCTGCTCTTGGTACACGACTGGACCGCACCAAAACACATCACAATTTAACTAATGAACAACTCCGACGACTTCATCCTCCCCAGTGAGCTTGAGCCATCATGGCCACCATCAGACGATGACATTGAAGCCATGGAGCTGGATGCCTACGATCGGCAGAAACTTGACGATTTAATCGCTGAGGAACTTTGGCGCGAATCCCTGCCATCCGTACCAACACCAGCAGAGCTAAACCCCAACCTGCAATGACCGAAGCTCAAACGCTCCAACAAAAAAAGTTCCCCAATTGGAAACCAGATGAAGTCAACATAGTGAGTCTCACTTATGTGATGGACGCTCCAGGGTTAACCAGTATTGAAAGCATTAAGTGCTGTAAAACTCTTGCGACTTCATTAGATGAAGCCGTGAAACGTGCCAGGAGAAAATACGGGCCAGGACATCTCAATGCTTGGGGATTGAGTTCTTTACCCAAAAATGGATGGCTTCACTTAGGTGGTGGTGAGTTATTGCGTGGCAAACACGACAAGCACTACAAAAAAGAATTGCGTCGGATGGGTCACTGATTCTCCATTTATTTTGTCCAACTTTTCTACTTTGTCCAATGTCAACCCAACTGGAAGTCCAAGCCCGCCTCAGTTACACACGAGCAATGCTCGAACGAGGCATCCGTACGGCTTCAGTCGCCACAATGGTTAGCGCAAAGTTTTGCGTCTCACGTTCCACCGCTTATAACGACATCACAGCTGCTCAAGCTGAGATCGAGTTGAGTGACGATGGACCAAGCCTGCAGGAGTCTTCCGAGCCAATTAACACCGATAGCGTCTTAGCAATGCTCCAGCATCTCCTAGAGGTCTCTGTGGCTACTGGTGACAATAAAGCGGTATGCAGCTTAATCAAAGCCATGAACCAAGCCAAACAATGGAATGGATACCGAACCCAATCCGCTTCACCTTTTGCCTAACGCACCAATGAACATCAACACCAAAGATGGTGGCTTCCTAATCGCAAGCTTAGGGCGTTACACCAGCAAGACTGAAAAGATCATCTTCTTTAAGACCAGGGCTGGCTCCCTGGTTAG